AACTAACTCTCAACAGAATATTTCCAATTCTTAATAGAGTACTAGGGCATTACGTAAAAAATCAGACCGATATAATTGCCAAAGGCAGAACACCAGAAGATCTAGAGCTAGCAACAGTAATGACAGAATCTCTGCTGTATGTACGGGATGAGAATAAAGCGCAAGCTCTCAAGATACAAGCTGTAAAGGATATGCTAACCACTGGATTAGGTGTTCTGAAAACTACCTTAAATTCGGATCCGCGAAAAGAAATAATCCAATATAAATATATCCCCTGGTTTTTATTTAATTGGGATCCCCATGGATCTCCAGATTTAGATGTCCTAACTACTCGGTATGCTTTTATATCACCTTACGTCTATTTGGATGATCTAAAAAGCATGTTTCCAGATAAGACTAAGGATATTGAGTCAGTTGGAACTTCATTGCGTGATACTGAGTCCTATGTTGAAACTCTTGTAGAACAATACAATTCTGAGTATCCCGTTTTTAACATAGCTCCAGATATATCTCGAGTGCAAGTTCACGAGATATGGTATACACAGTTAGAGAAGAAAACTTTTTCTTTCCACCAGGGACAGTACGTTGAAGATCCATGTGGGCAGTGCGAGGCTATAGTGCCCCAGATGTATGTAGCGACTCTTCTGGGTGATCTTGTGCTGCAGAATAAGCCTAGTCCGTTTGAGCACAATGAGTTTCCTTTTGCCGTGTATTCGGCTTACCTGGATAGGTATTACAAGCCTTTTGGGATTGTGCGGCAGCTTCGTGATCCTTCTATTGAGGTTAATAAACGGCGGTCTATGGCTTTGGCTCTCATGTCTAACCGGCGTGTATATGTAGAAGAAGGAGCTGTTGAGAATATAAACAGGTTTTACTATGAGGCTAACCGGCTTGATGGGTTGCTCATTACGAAGCCTGGTAAATTAGGCGCAGCCAAGATAGAAGAACTGGCGAATTTGTCATCAGGACAACTTCAACTCTTGGATCGGTCAGAGCAAGAGATACAAGAAACATCGGGTATTAACGATGAGGCTTTGGGTCAGTACTCTAATAAGAGATCTGGTGCAGCTATCCAGAAAAGTATAGACCAGGCTCTGACTAACTTGGCAGAGATATTTGAGAATGTGAAGCGGGCCGAGCTTTCTCTGGGTTCTCTGACTAAGGGTATGATTCAGCAATTTTGGCGTGGGCGTAAGATATTACGTGTTACAGACAGGGCTGTTGGAACGGAGAAGTTCATTGAGGTTAACTCTGGCCCACACAATACACTCCAGGATGGCAACTTTGACCTGGTGATCTCTGCCAACCCTCTGACAGACACTGCTAGAGAAAAATATCTTGACACGATCTATGGAGCTATCCAGAAGGCTCCAGCTGAGGCTATCGGGCCACTGTTTGCACTAGCAATAGAGATAATTGACATACCTAATAAAGAACAAGCTCTCGATCAGATAAGAGAAGCGACAGGTGTTGATCCCCTGGATTTGAGCATGACTCGCGAAGAGAGGCAACAAAAGGTATCTCAGGCTGTGCAAGCTAAGCAGGCGCATCAAGATGAAATGCAGCAGCTAGCAACTCAGAAAGAACAGCTTATGCTACGACAAGAAGAGGCAAAGGCTCGCAAGTTTGAGGCTGAGGCCCAAGCAGCTCTTATAAAGGCTCAGGCTGTGAAAGAAGATGTAGCACAGAAAGGTTATCAGATTGGGGCGCAAGTTCAGAAAATGTTAGAGGCAGAACCTAGTCAGGATGTCTTCAGCGATCGGGCAAGTAAAGCCAGTAGGGATAATGATAAAGCAGCGAGTTTAGACAAGTACCAGTAATAATGACACGACAAGAAGAAATAGCTTTTGAGAAAAAGGCGGAAAAGCATTTTAGGGGGCAACGAGAATTGCCTAATGGTAAATCTATCTGGTTTAATACGCATTATGATCCTGTGGCGGATCGAAAGTATAAAGCCAACTATGATAATATTAAGTGGGACAGCCGAAGGGCTTAAAATTTATTCTGTTGTACGCGGCAAGAAGAGTCGTAGATAATTAACTTCAAGGAGGACAGGTAATGGGTGAATCGGGTACAGGTACAAGTACAAATACAGGAGCTAGTGCATCATCAGAGAGTACATCTTTTGGAGCTTCTTTAGCGGCCAATATGGGCCTAGGAGATACAGGTAGTACGGATTCTGCTGAGATGGCAGAAGCAAATCCAGATCTTTTCCTGGGTTCATCGGATAAGGCTGATTCAGATCAGGCAACGGATACTGACGCTGAGAGTAAAGCTGAAGATACAAAACCCACTAAAGAAAAGTCTGTAAAAGAGGGTACTTCTGACAAAACAAAAAATAATACTACAGATGCAACTACTGTAGCTTTGTCTGCATTGCAGAGTCAAATCGCGCAGATTCAGCAGCAGATGAACGCTATGTATGAGGATTCTCCTGATATTGAATCCAAAGAAGCTACTGAGGAAGTACAGGATGATTTCAAGGAGCTTTCTCAGGAAGAGCTCGCGGAGCTGCAGGAAGATGATCCGCGAGCTGCCATGGAGTATTTGGTTAAGCTTAATCAACGCTTAGCTAGTCAGGTAGAACAAAAGTTGAGTGCTGAAGTTCAGAAAGTACAAGAAGAACAGCAACTAGCACAATATAATGCTTTTGTCTCTGACATGGAATCTAAGATGGCAGAAGCGGTACCTGGAATCTTTGATGAAAATTCTACTGTTCAGCAGGAGTTAGTTGAGTTTGCAGAATCTGTTGGATTTGATGAGTCTATGTTTTTCTTGACTAATCCAACAACTATAGTAACTACTCCAGATGGACAGCAAGAATACCTGGGAGAAAAAGCTGTATCGATTATGGCTATGCTACATAATCTTAAGACTAAGTTAGCAGGAGTTTCTCAGGAACAAGCGCGAAAAGAGGCGAGTGAATATAAAGATGTAAGCGGATTGGCAACTAGTCAGTCTACTAAGGGAGCTACGCCTAAGAGTGGCATGCTCTCAGAAGCAGAATTTGCAAAATTGTCTCCAACTGAGCAAGAACGTTACTTGGCTGGAGCGTAGGTATTAAGGAGGCTAAATTATGCCGGCAACAGAATTTACACTAAATCATCCCCTCGCGGTACAGCGATGGTCGACTTCTCTGGCTGTAGAAGCCGCAGTTAAGTCTTATTGGTCTCGTTTTATTACTCAGGGTAATGAGTCCCCTGTTAAGCTTAAGACTGAACTTCATAAAGGCGCGGGTGAGAAAATCACTATGGGTCTTCGGGCTAAGCTTAGTGAAGATGGTGTAGAGGGTGATAACATTATTGAAGGACATGCTACTGGTGAAGAAGCTCTGCAGTTCTTTAATGATTCTATGTTTATTGACCAGCTGCGGAAATCTACTAAGTCTAAGGGCCGTATGTCTGAGCAGCGCGTTCCATATAATATGCGCCGTGAAGGTCGTGATGCCTTGAGTACTTGGTGGTCTGAGTATATGGATGAGCAGTTTTTTATGTATGCTGCTGGTGCTCGAGGTATCGATACTTCTTATAAGGTCCCTCTTACCTGGACGGGTCGAGCTAACAATCCGCTTACACCGATTGACGCAGGGCATATGTTGTATGGCGGGGATGCTACTTCTTCTGCGGATCTTGATTCTGCTGACGCTATGACGCTTGAAACTATTGAAAAAGCCGTAGCTAAAGCTGAAACTATGGATCCGATGCTGCAGGGTATCAATATTAACGGTAGCCGCAAGTTTGTATTGGTTATGCATACTTTTCAGGCATTTCAGTTGCGGACTTCAATCACTGAAAATGATTGGTTGCAGATTCATAAGGCTACCGATCGTGGAAGTAAAGCTCTGATGTATAAAAATGCACTAGGTGAGTATGCAGATGTAGTATTGCATAAGCATAGAAATGTAGTGCGATTTGATGATTATGGAGCGGGTAGTGATGTAACTGCAGCTAGAGCTCTTTTCTTGGGCGCACAAGCTTTGCTGATCGCGTATGGGCAGGATAATTCTAAAAATAGATATACTTGGAATGAAGAAGCTGATGACCGTGGTAACGCATTGGCTATTACCGCAGGATCTATTTTTGGCGTGAAGCGCAGTGAATTTAATAATGCTACTTTTGGTTTGTTTGGCATTGATTCTTATGTGATTCCAGGTGTATAATAGGAGGGTAGTAGGGTGACTAAGAAAGCAGCTGAGACGAAAACAGTTGAGACGAAAGTAGCTGAGACGAAAGCAGCTGAGACGAAAGCAGCTGAGACGAAAGCAGTTGAGACGAAAGCAGCTGAGACGCATAAAACGAAGTCTGACGTGGAGGTGAAGTATTTGGGGTATAAGCGTAATTTTATCTATACTTGTCCGGCTGATAACAAGGTGTATGATTTTACTGGAGGGTCTTGTAAAGTTCCGGTTAAAACTGCTGAGTTTATGTTGAATAGATATTCTAATACTTTTGGAGTGTAACTAAATGTTATTGTCTGTGCTTGTAGCTGAAGTTTTTGAATTAGTACAGCAGCCTAGTTATATATTATCAGAAGATAAGTATATGACTTTTGGCAGAGAAGCCCTAATGTATATAGCTTCTCAAGTGCTTTTACCTAAGTTACAAGCGCAGAAGTCAGTAACATTTGATTTACTTATTGACTCATTAGATTTGTCAGGAAGTAAAGCTAAGGCTTTACTTCCTGACAATTTTCATAGAAATGTTTATAAAGTATGTAATGTTAATACTGATTCATTTCAAATATATAATTCAGAAGAGGCTCAAAGTAGATTTGATATTATAAAGCCTGCCATAGTAGTACGACAGCCAGAGTTATTATATATTTCAGATGAGGCAGTATTAGATGCTTTTAATCTTCAAGTAAGCTATTATAAAAAGCCGTTATTATTGACTGACACAGATGTAGAATTGGATAATATATTTTCGTTAGGCTATGAACAAGAGCTGGTTCGAGAATATATACAAATGCGTGCGTATAAGTGGATAGAAGACGCAGAAGAAGGTCCATTAACTAATACAATATACCACAGAGATATTTTCTTAGCACTTTTAGCTGACTTAGATAGGCATATAAGAGACGGGCAAAGTCGTCCAGGACCTCATCGTGGTTCTTTCTGGGTTTAAATGGATACTATAAAATTTTACTATAATACTATAGGCCTTAATAATAGATTGCATTCTCACAGGCAGGCTTATGATTCTAATTCTGGTACTATAGCTTTAGCTAAAGCCGAGAATGTTATAATAAGTCCATCAGGTCAGATAGTTAGTAAAAAAGATGATACTTTAGTAGAAAATGGAGTATTTCATTCGCTATGTACTTTTAAAGATAAAGGTTATGTAGTTAAAGATAGGCAAAATGATGCGGCTTTATATAGAATAGATATTCAGTCATCCAGTTCAGTAGATTTGACAGGTATACGAGCTGGTTTAACGAAAGGAGCTAGGCTAGATTATGCTATAGTAGGAAATGATATTTTTTATGCTAACGGTTTTGAAAACGGTATTATAAGAGATTACCGAAGGTCAATTCCATGGTATGAAGATAAATGGTTAAATGAAGACTCTACTACAACTTTTACAGCTGTTCCTGTAGCGCAGCATATAGAATTTTTAGCAGGTCGGATGTATATGTCTGTGGAAAATCAGTTATTTTTTACAGAGTTTGGCAAGCTAGGCCTCTTAGATGCAGCACGAAATATTGAGTTATTTGAAACTAAAATCCTAGGAATTATAGCAGTAGAAACAGGTTTGTATGTTTCAGATCAACGGGGTATTTATTTTATCAAAGGTCTGAATCCTACTAAATCGAGTATCACTCAAGTATGTAAATACCCGATGGTAGAGTGGAGTCAAAGTTTAGAATGGACAGAGCCAGTATTTTATAATATATCTTCCCCCGGGTTAGCCCGATTGATTGGCTCAGTTAAAGGGCCTTGTATACTATTAGAAAATGGGCAGGTTGTAAATTTAATTGATACTAATTTTT